GCGCCAACTGTAGTTGGGTCTGCGCCATAGTGATACGCTGCGCTGTTGAAAAGATATTGGGGTCTGCAACAGGGATTACATCGACGCTACCGTCAAAATCGGTACGCTTAATCTTACGGGAAGCGCCGGGTACATCATATGGGTACTCGTCAGGCAAGGATTCACCAAAACCATCAGCCAATAAACGGAATTCGAGCTTTTGGGCATAGTGCATCCGCTTGTGAATAGCGGACATGATGTTTGCGCCCTTTTCCAAGAGTGCAATGGTGGTTCCAACTGCTGCTTGCTGGTTGCCGTCGCCCACTTGCATGTCTGCAATCGACGCCAAGCGCTTACCAGCCTCAACGCAGAAGCCCAATAGGGTAAATAGCGTTTGGCTTGGCTCTTTGTACGGTAGTGGTAACAAGGAAGACTGTAAATCAGCTCCACCAGCGTCAATATCACGCCATTCGCCCGGTTGCAGCGGCACGTCGTCGTTGGCAATACGGGCGCCCCTAGCTTTAAAGCCTGCAGGCAGGTTAGCCAAAGTTCCAGCGTCGATTAATTGACGCATGGAGGATGTTGCGGTGCGGGTTAAGCCACCAATCAAGTGTACAAAACCAAGGCCGTAGGCTCCCGGTCCCTCTACAAGCACATAATGCACAAAATACTCTTTACGGCACTTATAGCCGTCTTTCATTTTCCAATTACGACGAATCCCAACCACTTGGTTGGTGCTTTCTTCGATGGTAATGACATAAGGCAGGGCAACACCGGTCTCTTCGCCGTCATCGTCCTTGTCTTCAAAGCCTTCTAAGTCCCAATCCACGTGGAACTCATACAAAAACACTTCTTCTGGCTCACCAGAGGCAGACATACCGACTAATTTGTCGATGCTGTCTTGGATTACGTCGCCTGGAGTCGAATTAACGACAGGCTGGACGTTGACATCACGATAAAAGCCAATATTGACTAGCTTGCGGTACTCATTTGCGTCCATTGGCACACGATGAGTAATGCGTGGGCACTTCGACATAATGGAAGAGCCGTTGTAAGGGATAAACAAGTCATCTGGCAGCACTAATTTGCTTACCATCTTGCCTGTTTGTGGGTTTTGATAGACTTTTTTGAACGCTGAGCCACCATAACCTGCATAAAACAGTAATTGGTCAAACTCAGGGGTGTAATCCGCCATGTCAGTAGTCAGTTCGTAGTTCATGAACTCCTTGACACGCTCTGCTTTGGCTAATTTCTCACGAGTTTCCTTGCCAAGCACCTGTGTTTTGACAGGGCCTTCGGCTGGCATGAGTTCTTTGAACGCTTGGGCTTGAAATTGTACGATTGCTTCGGTAAGCATGGGGTGTGCTGTGCCACAAGCGCCCTTAAATGGCTTGGTACGCTCCTCGTAGGAGAAGCCAAGAAGCTCTAAACCCTTAGAATACTGCTTTTCCCAATCACCACGGCTCGCTTTGTCAGCGTCTAACAACGCCATAAGTTCGCTGGAAATAGGACCAAGCTCGCTGGGGTCTACTACTTCGGCTAAATTGGCGTCAAACGGCACTTCTTCGTGGTCTTTTTCACCCATTTCGACTGTTGCACCGCCATCTTCTTCCAAAATAATCTCAATGTCGCCCTCTGGCGTCTTCATTTCAATCTCAGGAAGCTCAATATCAATTGTTTCTTCGTCTTCTGGACGGTTTTTTTCAATAGCCATGGTATTTCCTAAATATATTTTTGATCTGGTAGGTCATTTTTATCTACTGAGCCACCTTTTGCAAATCTCACGCCTTCTTCTGCAACCCGACTAGCCGCTTTTTGATCCCAAAATATGCCTAATCTCTCTACAATATCACCATTTTCTGATTCCATAGGCACTTTTTTAACTTCAAATCCAGGTCCAAGGTCTTTTACAACGGCTTTTACGTTAAACGGTAGTTTTTCGTATAGCTGTGCCTGTGCTGAATCTGCCCCGGGGAATAAAACAAATTGGTTTTTTCGTTGTATTGCCGCTGCTACTGCGTTTTTAATCATTAACTGCTGAGACACCTGTGGCATTCTTTCCATTCCAGGGAAAGCTTCTGCAACGTTGTAAAGGCTAGCGTCGTCTGGTCTACTATTAAAACGCTCTGCTAACTGATTTTTTCTTTGCCCTAATTTATTTTCTTCTATTCCAAACTCAAAATACTTTTTCTGTTCTGCTTCACTTAGGTCTTTAAAGTTTCGGTTACCTAAAAATTGTCTTGCTTGTCTAACTACAGTGTCTATTTGTTGGTCTAGTTTATTAAACTCTTCTATATCTTTATACACACTACCGCCCTTAGGACCAAGTTTACGAAGGTCGTCAAAACGATCTGATTGTAACTCAGTAACAAAAATACCTTTTGTTTTTCCTTCTTTAGCCGTTGGAAGTTCTACTTCTAAAAAACGACTAAATGCTATTGGATTGTTGGTTCCTGTAATAGAAGAATGCTGTCCTGGGTAAGGCCCCTGAGCGCCTGTTTTGTTTATGGCTATCTGCAGCTCATCTTCAAACGCACGACCAGCATCAGTCATTCCTACTTGTTTTTCAAGACGTGCTTGCTCATATAAATTTGCCATGGTTTTTTCAAGGCTAGGAATGTCTGTAAATTCAAAGTTATATTTATTAGCAAGTCCTTTAGCTATTTTAGTAGAAACAGCTTCTCTGACTCTTTCATCAAGAATTTCCCTAATTTGAGGGGGTAACTCAAAGTTATATCGATAGTTAGCAGGGTCTAAATTATTTTCTTGTAGTATTTTTGGTAGAAGTTCTTCCTGTGCTTTTCGTATTTCGTCTGCTCCCTTTAGACCTACCCTGCTTGACCCTGTGTATATGTATTTATGAGCATCTCGATCACCCTGTAGGGTGGTAAACCTGTCATCAAGTTTTACCATTTTTTTCTCATAGTCTTTAACAGAATCAGCAAGGTCAGGCCGTCCAATTAAAGGACCTCTAAGATAAGTAGCCAGTAACTTCATGTCGCCTGGTTTTCTATAGCTAAAAAAGAAAGGTTGTGTAACGATGTTTTTAAGCCTAGAAAGGTCTTCAGAAACACTACTAGAAAGACTTTCTTTAGGATTTACATCTTCTAAAAGATTAATTGTTCCAAGCGGAGAAGACGGACGTGGGTTGTCCATACTTTGATAAAACTTACCCTGCTGAGGCTCATTAATTACTGTGCGATAGCGTTGAGGAGAAGTTGTTTTTAGTGCTTCTAGTAACTCTTTTGAACTTACTTTGTCATTTGGATTTTTACCCTGCAGGGCTAAATCTAAACGGCTAATCTCATACTCCCGCCCAACTTTTGCAAAACGATTTTTAACTTCTTGTACTGTAGGCTTGCCCGGCAAAGATTCTGTCCACTTTTCTACTTGACCAAAAAACAGCCTGTCTTTTTCTTTTTGCTCTTTTGTTGGGACTACTATTTCGTCTATTTGTTTTTGTACTGCTGGGTCAATTTCATCTGGGCCCATCTTACCTATTACTAAGGGCTTACTTGAAACAGGGGCAGAGACAAGAGCAGCCTCTGGCGCAGCAACAGGAGCGGGTAGGGCTTTGGGTGGTTGTGTTGCAACAACCTCGTCTAGCTGAGTGCGGCTTGCGGTTTTAGGCGCAGCTTTAGCCGCTATCTTTTCTGCAGCAACAGCCATTGCTTTTGGTCCGGCAGTAGGACTTATAATTCCCGTTCCCAAGCGTGTCAAAGTTTCTGTGGTCGAGCCGGTTGGCTTGTCGGCAATGCCTAGCTCTCGAGACTTTTGAATCAGATAGTCACTGCCCCCTACAGGCTTCTCAGTCGCAAGCTTACTGCCGGTGACGTAGTCTACACCTTTTAAGCCAAGATTGATAATGTCTACTGGAGCACCCAGCAAGTCATAAGGGGTATATTGGGTACTACGCAAGATTTCTTTAGCCGTGCCTTTTACCTTTTCGCCCATGCTGGGCTCTGGCTTTTTTTCGACTTCCCCTCCGTCAGCCATGCGCCGTGGTTCTTGGGCGGGGAACGGTGATGTGGGTTTAATTTGTGCGAGCATTTGCTTGGCTTGCGAGAAATCCGCACCAGCGCTGGCAAGCTCCTCTTCCTCTGCAATCTTTTCCCTTGCTTCACTTAGGTCGTCCGCTTTTGCCATTAAAGCAAGCGCCGCCTGGTAGCTAGGTCCGAGGTCCGTGATCTTTTGTTTAATCAAAGGATTGACAGGGGGTTTGTTCCCTCTAGGGGCAGGCTGTGGTTGGCTGCCTTTGGTGCGCCCCATGACCTGCTCCATGTACTGCAGCGTATTAGGCGCATTTGGGTTGCGAGGGTCACTTACTGCAACGCCTTGCTTTGCTTTCTCAATCGCCTTTGGACCGCCATAGTAGCCTACCGCTGTTAAGCCAAGATCGTTTGTTTTACTGAATAAATCCTTGATGTACCGCAAGCCCCCTACCGAGTTGTCGTAGGGGTCGTCAATGTTGCCTTGGGGGTTGTAGGCTTTAAACGTAGCAGGTAACACTTGCATTGGACCACGGGCGCCAGCATTACTGGTTTTGACGTTGGCTCCCGAGCTGCTCTCTTGTTGGAAGATAGAGCGGGCGACAGACTCAAGATTTGTGCCTGCAATGCCTTCATCTTTGAGAGCCTTTTCAAAGCTCGTGATCCGTGATTCTTGGGCCATGGGGTATTACTTAATACCACCTTTTGTTTTACCACGGACGGCGCAGCCATCAGCACGGCGACTTGCCATGGTTACGCTGCCACCTGTTTTCATATAGCCCATCTTGTTACGCACAGGAGTAGGCAGTTTTGCTAAGCCAGGATTCTTTTTCTTGTCTACTGCTTTAAGCGCCATGCCACCTGTTTTCTTCTTGACAGGCTCTTCTTTGCTTTCGGCTTCTTCCTTCTTGCCTTTGCCTATCATTTTCTGAAACTTCTGCTCAGGAGGATAGTCCTTCATTTCCTCTGCTGCTTTTTTGTTTTGCTCGGGGGTGCCCATTAAATTTTCATAAGCACGTTTCAAGAGATTGGGGTTTTGACTTGCCATGATATGCCTTTGCGGGAAGTTTTCTTGATTATAGAGTTAATAATACTCGTGGACAATAGTATCCGAATTTCGGTCATCTTCATAGTCTAGATTGAGCGAAATGAAGTTGCCCATGCGAAACCGAGAAAGGGCCATGGACATCGAGTCAACCTGGTCGTCATGTGAGCCGTTAGGAAAGGACGCACACTCCTCGATCATTTCTTGTGCCCACTCGTCCTCGGACGCCCAGACCATCCCAGACTCCAAGATTGGAGCGATGGCGTTAGCCCTAGATATCTTGTCGGTACCCGCTTTCCGCCCTCCGGGACTGTACATAGTCACAGGTATGCCTACCCGCCTAAGTTCTTGCTGAAGCGGGGTTCCCGTGGCTTTTGCCTCGATTAGGACATTGTCGGGGTTCCAATACTTATACTCTTCAAGAGCAATTCGCTTAAGTTCGGGAAAATCCCAGCGACCTCTGCGTACGCCAAGCAAAATAATATTGGGGCCAGAATCAGAATCTGGCGTAAACACGCCCCAAGTTGAGATAACCGAATAGTCGGCAGTCTCCTTTTTGGAGTAGGCGGTGTCGTAGGATTGGATAATATATTCGCAAGCAGGCGGTTCTTCATGGGGCCACTTTCTCCACCATTCACGCTTGAGGATAGCCCCGTCGTCATTAGTGGGTTGTTGTTGCCATTGGGCGTTCCACTTTTGGAGACCAATGGACATCTTTACTTTTTCGAGCTCGTCTAGCTTCCAATACTCAGGCCAGAGAGGCTTATTACTTGGCAGGATAGCAGGAAATTCCAACACTTCCCACTGATCGGACTTTAATTGGGACTGATTTTTAAGTAAGCGCCCCGCTACGTCGTCCGTTTTCCAGCGGGTATTAATCAAGATAATCGAGCCACCCGGCTGTAAACGCTGGCGTGGTCCAGAGGTATACCACTCCCACGTGTTCTCCATGGCAGTATCCGATATGGCGTCTTGTTCGTCCAAGATGTCGTCAAGGATAATAACGTCGCCTCCCCGCCCGGTCATCGCTCCGCCCTTACCAATGAAGAAGGCTTCACCGCCTTGGGAGGTGCTCCAGCGTCCAGCCGCCTTGGAGTCTGCTGACAGCATAGTGCCAGGGAATAGCTCCTTGTACCGCTCGTCATCTACAAGGTTACGGATCATACGACCAAAGCGCTGCGCTAGTTCAGCCGTGTGTGACCCTACAATGAGCTTGGACTGCGGCATACGGCCCATGAGGTAGGCGGGAAACAGGTAGCTCCCAAGCTGGGACTTACCATGCCGTGGGGGCATCGCAATGATTAGACGCTTGCACTCGCCAGAGACCACCCTGTCAAACTTTTCAGCAATCTCTTTATGGTGTTGCCCAACG